TTATACCTGCAATTCCTCACGGATTGCTTTTTGTAGTAGTTGGCTAAAATTGACTTTGTTTTCTTTTCCAATTTCAACAAGCCAGCTTGGTAGTGTGACGGTCTTATTGACGATTTTAGAACGTTCACGCTCACGGACAAGTTCAGTATCAACAGAGATAGCCTGAATCACATCGTCATCGCTTGCTAGATTGCTTGCAAGGGCCTTAAATGATGATGGTTTAGGAAATTCTTTACCTTCGTCTTCAAACATGATGGTATAGATTTCAAGAACTTCACGAGCGTTGAAAATTGCTTCGCTTAGATTGTCCGCTTCGCTAAATGCTCCAGGGAAATCAGGGAAAGAAATGCTGTAGCCACCATTTTCCTTGTCTGCTTCAAACAATGCTAAATAATTATATTTCATACTGATAGATTAAGCCAATGATCAGAGTAATCCCCTTTAGGGGTATGGGGAAGAGTGCCCTCACTCCCCATACAAGACTTTGAGAATGTTGCTTAGTGTGCCTGGTCTCTGTAATCCTTCTCTTTTGGTTTAGGTATCGTCACGATCCGTCCATCTGGATGTTTCCAAACCTCGTGAGACCCTTTGCCAAAGTTTGTTTTACTGAAACCTTGCTTCTTAGCAATCTTCTTAAGCTCTCGCTCTGTCATTGGCTTATCTCCTTTCCTTATCTTTAATTATATTATACACTTGTTTTTAACACTTGTCAATAATAAACACTTGTTTTTAACAAATATTTTTCAAAAAAATGCTCCTTCACAACAGACATTTTCAAAAATGTCCGTCATAATAGAAAATAGCCCCCAGCAATCGCTGAGGGCTTTGTTTGTGTATTAGACTGGTTTCTTTTCCAGCTTGTAAGTTTCACCATTGATGATGACTTCGATACCTTCGACATTGATTTCAATATCGTCAGATAGATTGACATCTGTGACGGTAGCAGTATCATACTTAGCCAATGATCCGTTCTCTTGCTCGATTGCTTTCAGACGGCTTGACGCTCCGACAATATAGCTGTCAAATCCGCTAGCAGCATAATCATAGACTGCACCACCAACTTTGAACATGCCTTTGACAGCTTCTGAGAAAGTCTTAGCTCCTGATACTTTGTAAGAGCCACCAGCTCTAAGCAAATAGAACCAGTCCGTCAGGAAGTCATCTACGCTGGCATAGTGCATATAGTGACCACCTTCATTTGATGGACGGGCAGAGCCTTGTGTGACTGTGATACCGCTTGGACGGCTGCCTTGACCTGTCCAGGTCATACCACCCCAATTGTTGTCGGCTTTACCAACTGCCGACATTCCCCAAAGACCCTCATAGTGCAAAATGGTCAGGGCATAGCTTGGCAAGATGTCGTGCTTTTTACAGTTAGCCAGAATCTTATCTAGCACAGCTTTTTTCAAGATAGCACCATTGAAAGATAGGTCTCCTTCTTCTTTGCTTGCTGTGGCTTGTCCAGTTGGCTCAGTTTGGCTTGTTTTGGTTTCCGTGGCCTGTTTTACCTCTTGAGTCTTGGACGGCTCTGAGGGCTGTTTTTTGAGCAATTCAGACACACGTTTTTGCACAGCTGGATAGTCAGCACCTAGCGACTGCTTGCGAGCCTCACCATTTCCATGTTTGCCTTGGATTACTTCTTGAGCAAGTTCATCAATGCTCTTTTGACTTGCCGTAGCTTTGCCATTGATGACTGCCATGACAGCCTCATATTGATTGCCAAGAGCTGCCTTGCGGGTATCTCCGTTTCCGTATTTTCCAGCCAAAGTTTCCTGTACCAAGGTTTCAAGGCTTTTACCCGTTGTACTGGTTTGATTGGCCAAGCGGTAAACATAGCAATACATCCAACCACTAGCCGCAGCCGTCTGATTGTAGTTATCAACCGTAATGCCATTGCGAGCGTAGTTACAGTGGATGATATTATCTGGATCTACAAAGATACCAGTATGACCACCAGCACCAGCAGACTGTCCACGGCGACCCCAGATGAAGATATCCCCACGCTTGGCATCCCAGTCAGTATTTTCTGCAATAAGTGTGTAACCGTTTTTTATCAACCAGTCATGCTCATACTCAGTGTTTACAGCCCAACCAGCTGAGATAGCTCCAGCGTACATCAAAGCGTAATAAACAGAACTAGAGCAGTCAAAAGAGTTCGGACCGTTTCGGTAGTCCATTGAGTAAGTCACACGGCCTTTGCGGTCACTCATCCAACGTAGAGCAGTTTCAATATTCACTCCCATAGTTACTCCTTCCAGGCATTGTTCATTTGTTTAACAGCAGACTCTACAAAGACGGTCAAATCTTCATCAGTCATGTGGATGTTGTATTTGGTTAGTTCATTTAAAATAGCTTTTTTAGCTTCAGCAAGTTTGTCTTTGCCCTTAAAACCAGTTTCTGTAGAAACCTGTTCGACCGCATTGACTGCATTATAAGCCAAAATTTCAACGATTTTGATAGCCTTCTCGCCACCCTTCGCCACAATATAGCTCTTGATGGCACTAATAAGCGTACCTCCCAAAATTGTCAAAATTCCGAGGGCAGCACTGATAATGATTTCTGAAATGTTTGTCATGGTTATTCTCCTCTTTCAAAATTGTCCATGCGATCGTTCATTCGGACCAACTCTTTTTGCACATCTACCAAAGTGTCCGAAATTCTACCAAATTGTGTGTTAGTTGCATCTAAGTGAGCCAGCAATCGCTCTTCCCTCATTTTAGAGTCAGCTTTAGATTGATCGTAAAATTCCATCAGTTTAGCTTCACGTCTGTTGGATGTCTTTATCAGATAACTAACAACAAGGAAAAATAAGATAATAAACAAAATAGCCCAAGCCACCTGGCTTTGAGCTATTCGTTCTGCGTGTTCGATTGGCAATAGAATTCCTCCTATTCTTTTGGCGATGTTGGATCTGTCCAGTCTGGGTTGCCGTTTTCGTCAAACTGCATAATATAGAACTCCTCATTGAAGAGATCAGCAACGTTGATTGTTGTTGTAGTCCCGCCCCACTGGTTAAAGGCCCATACAGTTTCAACTTCCACAAATTGACGACGGCCATTGACAATACCTGGTCGACGTTGGACATCACGGTACATATAAAAATCATTTGTCGCATTCTTGCAGCGAATAAATTCCCCATTGTCCTTCATGTACTGCAATGCAGTAGCGAGGTCAAATGGTTGAGTAGTTTCTTCGAGGTTAAGCAATGTGTTGTTTGTAGTTTCAGTCATGATTATTCTCCTTCAATGATTTCTGGTTTAGTTTGTTCGTCAAGTAGAGCTTCCAATTCAGAAACTCGCTCTTGCAATTGATTGTTTTGTTGAGACAAGACCTGTTTATCTTGTTCAGCAGCTGTCAACTGGACAGCTAGCAGATTTTTAGCCGTTGATTCTTCAGCTAGCTTGCTTGTTAATTCATCGATCGTCAAGCGTAGAGCTTGGATGAGTTGTTGTTCTTGAGACATATTATTCCTTTCTAGTTTAAAATCCATTAGGGTAGTAAGTATACGAATTAGCATTTGGACCTTTTGAGAAGTTTCCATTGAAAGCATTGAGGATGTCACGTAATGATGAATAGGTTCCATTTCCTTTCATAATCCACACATCTCCAACCTCAATTCGACTGTTCCGCTCTGCTGCTCTATTGTGAGGTGCAATTCTTAGACCAGAATCAAGAGTTTTCACATCCCAACCATCAGGATTATCAAAAGCAGAGCTTGCCAATCTGATTTCATCTCCAACTAAGTCCAATGAATCTATATTTGCACCATTCCAAGCACGAATACCGACAAATCCACCGTCATTTGACGATTCAGAATTCCAACGGTTGGATCCAATTACGGTCACTCCTGCATTCCCTTTGCCAGAAACCGTACCTGTTGCAAACTTAACAAACTGGGTAGGATAGCCAGTTAAAACACGCTTGAGTGCTGCTTGGTCTGTGTAGTACATAATTTGACCAGCATTTAGGTTGACTTGCATTGCTCCGTTTGTTGCCGTCAGGATTCCGCCTGAAATCTGACTAGCAGACATGGTCACTGCTTGAACCTGGGTGATGAAAGCTGACTTGGTAAAGAGTTGTTTTAGATAAGCGTCATTGGCCATGAACTTAGTAAAGAACGCTTGGTCAACCTTTAACTTGTCCGCTGTGATTGCTTGAGAGTCAATAACGTTTGCATTTAATTTAGCAAAGGTACCATCTGCGACAAAAAGTGTTCCAAACTTACCGTCAATCGCTTGAATTTCATCAGCCAAGGTCTTGCCCTTCAAACGTATTTTAGCTGCTTCAAGCAAAAATGAAGCAGATGACAGGTTGGCTTGCGATAAGATATCGCCAGAGCTATTCAAGTTCTGTACAGACCATGACCCTGTAAGCGTGTTGACTTGAGTTGACACAGCTTGAACAGCCTGGTCTCCATCTTCTGGAGCTGGCGACCAATCGGAAAACATATCGCTCACTTCAAGTTGTGCACGTTCAATAGTGTGCACTCGTCCTCTATCCAATGCTCTATCAAATCTGATAAAAATTTGACTAGCATCAAAACCTGACGGCATTGTACCAAATGTGAACTCATATTTTACTGGTCTAGTTGACCCAGCTGGGTATGTAATTGTTCCGATTTGATACCAAGGTGATTTTCTAAAATATACTGGAAATGTTCTTGAAGTAGAATAGGCAACACTTGATTGATAATAAAGAGATAACCTGATTTTTTGGTTTTTATAAACATCATCATGCTTCCAAAAATCGGCCGATATGTTAATAGGGGTGTCCCATGTGCCTGTGTCTGTAACACCAGTCATATTTATAGTTGTTGCTTTTGAATCCAGTAAATAGTTTCTATTTCCTGGCTTCAAGTTATTGACCCTAGTGACAAGCCCTTGAGCAGTTTGAATGACCTGCGATAGGGAATTCCCTTGCTCACCAATTGTCCGTGTATGGCTATCAACAGTATCTTTGACCTCATTATATTTGACCTCGGTCACAAAATCATCAAGACATGCTTCCCATTTTCTGGATGTCCTGCCTTCTACTAGCATAACCTCACCAAAAAACATTACAGCCATTTGACCATCGCTTGACCCATTGTTGTCAAATCTGATGTAAGCTTCATCGTTTTCTCCACTATTAAATGTTGCTGAAATATATTCTGCGTTAGTTGATGAAAACCGCCTTGCAGAAATAATCAAATTTGTTGAAGTGAAGTCTTGGCTTTCTCCTGTTTTTCTACCCAAAAACCAAACATCTGAACTTTTTACTCTACTAGCTGAGAAGCCAATAAAGCTCAGTGTATAGTCCGTGTTCCTCTTTACTAAAAATCTATTCGATCCAGATGTTACTTCATTTGCTGAAGCTGTCTCAAGTAAGAATAAGTTTTTTCGTGAGTTGAAATAAAAACCATGAGTAGCTACTTTTGAGCCTGGCCAAGGGACGGTAGGAAAAGCACCATTCCTGATGAGATTTCCTCCGCTAAAATCGGTTGGAATCAATGCCTTAGTTTCGGTTATTGATCTACTGAAACTATCTGTGGTTTCTCTAACGAGATTCTGCACTGTGGTAGATAAAGCATAAGGTTGCAATGCACTGTTGGTAATGTAGCCGCGACCAGTAATATTACTATCAACATCAGGCTTGGTCTGATATCCTTTACTAGTGATCGCAGTATTTACTTGCGATGCAGTTTGATAGCCTTTACCTACAATAGCTGCATCTACCTGAGTGCTGGTCAACCGTTGTTCAATTAAACCAGCTTGGGTTCTAATTGTGGTTTCAGCACTTGTTAGTCGCTGGTCAACAGCGTTAAAATCACTCTGAGAGACTTTTGTAACAACTGCATCAGACGTGACTTTCAATTCAGCTTTTGTAGTCTCAATTGAATCAGCATTAGCATTCGCTTTAGACAAGGCACTATCAGCGGTTGTTTTCACTCCGTCTACATAAGTCTTTTCCGCTTTAAGAGCAATAGCAGATTGGTTTTGACTGATGGATGTTCCTTGGCTATCAACTGTCCGTTTTAGATTGTCAAAAGTTGTTTGAGAAACCTTGCTCGAAACATCATTGACCAGTTGCCTAATATTTGTTTCAGCAGTAGTCACTTTTCCTTGGGTCTCTGATAACCTCATTGACAATTGTTCTTGACCTTCAGCTGTCTGATTGATTATCGTCCTAACAGAGCTGATATCATTCACTAGATCTTCTGTAGCCTGCGTCCACAATTCAGTCAATTCAGATAGATAAAGAGTCATTTGCTCAATTTTGACATTTGTTGCAAGCGGGAAAGTATTATTAAATCGAATAAATATATTGTCTGTAAAATACGTTTCTGATGTACTGCTTAAGTCAAACAGCAAGTCAAAATGTTGCTTCCTTGTTGTATTCCCTTTGAACGTAATTCCTCCAGGATGATACCATGGACTAGATGAAAAATGAACATTTGTTGAAATATCTCTGGGCAATGCAGGATTGAAAGTAACATCAAAGCTTACTCTAACCATGTTACGTTCAAACCGTCTTGAATTTTTCCAAAAATCTTCAACAATAAAAAATCGTACATCTTGAGTAGTGACAGAAGTAACTACATAATCATATAATTTAGAGTTCTTTATATAGTTGCGACTTCCTGCGTGTTGTGGTATCTTCGCCACCGTATCACTGATCTCAGTTGTTATCCGATTCCCTAACTGTGTGATAGAACTTTCAGCTGTTGAGATACGCTGTTTCGCTTGGTCAAAATCGCTCGTTTTGACACGTTGAGAAATCTGGTCAGCTTGTACTTGTATCATAGCCTCGGCCGACGATACACGACCAGTCAACGTATCAACGGTTTCCCTAGTAGCAAGCAATTTGATAGCTTCCTTGGTTTGGCTCAAATCTGTAGATATATTAGATATCTGTCCAGATAATAAGCTTTTGGCAGTTTCAACCAGCCTAGTTGCTTCTGATATTGCTTGACTCTTAGCTGTTGCCAACTTTGTTTCCGTAGCCTGTCTTTCGACTGTGTCAAGCCGTGTTGCTTCAGCAATCGCCTCATTTTTATACTGAATAGCTTTTGACAGAGCATTAGCTGCATCTGCTTTTGCTTGATTGCCAATATTTTTGGCATCAGTAGCCAAAATGGTATTAGCTTGAGCCTTGGCCAAGATATCAGCTATCTGCTGACTCTGACTTTGTTTAGTTACCTGATACTCTTGTTCAAAAGTATCAAATTCCTGACTAATCTCAGTCTTTATCTGATCAGCATAGCGTTCAGCCTCTGCCTTAGACTGCTCGATACCGTCATTGATTTCCTCGACACGCTTTTCAAACTCAGCGTCAAAGGCTTGGTTGGCATTTCTGACAGCTCGTTCAATGGCTACTTCTTGAGCATTTCGATTGGCACTCAAGATCACATCAGCAGCATTAGACACACCGCTTGATACTCCAGAGCCACCAACACCAGGTTTGTCATCAAACGTGATAGAGATGTACTCTTCCGTCAATGCGTTGTACTCATAGGCAACTGCCTTCTTGTAGATATCAACGCTGTGCTTCCTGCTTTTGATGTTGACCGTGTCGCCCAAGTGGATAACTTGACCGTCAAGCTCATAGGCCTCAATCTCGATGGCATCGGATATCTTATCAATACCCTCGTTCTTAAACTTGGCCTCAGCCCATTTTCTCAGCTCATCCACTGTCTTAGCGTTATTGTTCTCATAATCCTTTTCGTTGATGTATGGATAATTTCCGATAAGTGGACTATCAACTGTCACACTGATAGTGGTTTCTTCCTCAGCACCTTCTGCCTTAAAAGTTGACTTAGCATGTATCCTAGTGACCACGCTTTGAGAGTTCTTGGTACGTTGATAAGACTTGAGGTTTTTATGTGTTGTGACAACTACCCCACGATCAGCCCCACGGCTACGCTTAATTGACATGGCAAAGTTGTCACGGACAAGCTCGCCTTCCCACGTTCCAACGATACTGTGTTTGCCGTCCAATACGACTGAGTAAAGAGTCTCTGTTTCAGTCGTATTAAAGGTCCGACTATCCATGATGTCGCTTGTAAACGAAAAAGTCCCAAGATCCGTCTTGGCATTTTGGACCATTTGAGACAGAGCCATAGCACAGCCTTGCCCAACCACACTCACAGGCCTGATTGACCGTTGCATGATATCATCAGTGATATGGTAGGCAGTGATGTCCAGACTGTCATCATTCTCTACAGGTTTCTTGATGCGAAAAAGTTGCGGGCCTAGAACTGGTGTTGGAGCCTTTATCAGCATATCCTCTTTGATAAGCTGATAGATACCTGTGTCCGTGATAGGATAGCGGACAGTCAAAGTGAAATCACCGTTGGTTTCTTCTTTGACAATAGCAGAGCTCGCTTCATGCAATGGAATACCATTCCATTTTACTGTCTTGACATCCTTATCAAGTAAATAAAGCAACTATGCCCACCCCCAAACTGTCTCAAATTTCAATGACTGAATACCTGGTCCCAAAATCACACCAACATTCTGCCCCTTAGCTGTATCAATTGTGATAAAATCTCCTGACCACTTGATAAGCTTGCCAGTAACCGTCTTAAAGCTAGGATTGTCAGGATCATTGACCATCACAAGCGATTCTGAGAGCTTTTCAAGCTTAATGACTTGACTGCCAATCGTAAACGATGTCTCAGAAGCACTCTGACCAACAATGGTAATCTTCGGAAATGCCAAAGCTGACCCTTGCACCTTCAAAACCCCATTCCCAGTCAAAGCCTGGGTGTCTGTGGTCTTAAAGAACTTAGTAGGGTGACAAGTAAAAGTCGCCTTAGTCACATAAAGACCAGGTTTCTCTTGTTCAGCATCTGTGGCACTGACCTTGTAGCACCAAAGCCTTGTTGTCTTCACACGCTCATTCTCAAACCAAAACTTCTCGCGGATGAACAAGCTCATGAACTTATTCAATTGTTCCTCTGTTGGCTTAATAAGATAGATTGTGTAGGATTTTTCAATCAACCTACGGTGCTTGTTGGTCTGCACAATCGCTCCGCTGATACCGTCATGCTCCAGCAGGTTAGTCTTGCTGTCTCCCAACGTGACAGAAGGGGACTCATGCACAATCACTTTGAAAGGAAAAGACGATGTCTTCACACCGTCAATCACCAATTCATTATGTCTAATCATGTTTACCCTCCTCTCAATTGTGTTTTACGTTGTAGCTCGTCTGCGATACGCTGAGCAACTTGATTGGCAATCTTCGTGATATCAGCTTCTTCACGGACAACATTGCCTGTGATAGCGATGTTGATGGTTGGTGTGCTACCTCCCATTGTCTGAGCGATGCCACGACCAATGGCTCCGAGCGTCTTATCATTAAGCGGTAAGATAGCTTCATTGCCAGCCTCACCACCAACCATGAGATTATTACCGTTCATGCCAAATGCTGTCGGCTTGGTCAAAATACCACCCTTGGCATACCATTCAATACCGATTTTCGGCACTCCACCTTTCAACCAATCCAAAGGGTTAGCTGAGCCAGAGATACTAAAATGTGGCAAAGGAATGTGTGGCCAACGGATTTGAAAGTTGAACAAACCCTTGATAGCGTTGATGGCATTTGAGACAGCATCTCTTGCACCATTGATGGCATTGGAAATACTGTTCTTGATGCCGTTCCAGATGTTAGAAACTGTACTTGATATCCCGTTTAGGATGTTGCTGACGGTTCCCGAGATACCTTGCCACGTTGACGAAATTACACTTGATATCGCGGATATGATTGAAGACACTATGGACTGCATGGCATTCCAAACAGTAGACATTGTGTTCTGGATTGTCGTCCAGACACCAGACCAATCGCCATTGATAGCTTGCATAACAGCTGTGATAATTCCTTGAACTACAGCAATTGCCGTTTGGACAACAGTAGTAATAACGTTCCAGACTGTTGAAATGATAGTCTGAATGTTAGTCCATGCAGCTTGAATGTACGGTCCAAGATATTCCATTGCTGTTTGGATAACACTTGTGATGACATTGATAACAGTTCCAATGATTGCCGATATGCCCGTCCAGATTATTTCAGCTGTACTTTGGATAAGGGCTTGATTCTCGTTCCACCAGGCTACTAATCCTCCGAAGATTGACATGACAAAGTCTGTGACAGTTTGGATAGCTGTACTGATTGAAGTTTGAACTGTTGTCCATACCGTATTCACAATGTCCATGATCCAAGCATGATTAGTGTCCCACCAGGCTACCAATCCTCCGAATACCGTTTGAACAACTGTATTAACAGCATTAACCACCATAGTGACTAATTCTGATAGCATGGTCCAAACACTACTAGCAGTTGTCAAAATGGTATCTTGATTGGTTGTCCACCACTCTGTCAGAATGCCCCAAACTGTCTGAACTATTGTACTGACGGTTTGAATGATTGTACCTATCACCGTGGAGATGGCATTCCAGATAGTGCTGGCTGTTTGATAAATGGTATCCTGGTTAGTAGTCCACCATTCTGTCAAAGCCCCCCAAACTGACTGAATAATAGTGGTAATAGCTTGGATAGCATTTGAGATGAAATCTTGGATACTTGTCCAAATCTCTGTAACAGCAGTTCTGAAACCTTCATTGTTTTGCCATAGCTCCTTGATTGCTACTACTAAGAGAACTATGCCAGCTATTACACCAGCAATAATCCCTATTAGTGGCATGATACCTACGGATAGTCCTGCTAAACCTCCCATAAGTAACTGGAACCCAGAAACTACGGCTAAAATAATTGGCAGTAGAGTACCTACGCCCACGACTAGCATTCCAATAATTACAACAATATTCTTAATTGTCGGGGATAAATTGATGAACCAAGTTGCTACATTATTGACAATATCTGCCAATGACTGAAATACTGGGATGAGCATTTCAAGGATTGGCTGACCGATTGCCGCAAGAGCATTGGTGCCTGACTGTTTCAAGTTCCCCAAAACGTTCTCAAGGCCATCTGATTCCCTTGCAGCCTGACCAAGAGCGCCCGAAAGTGCATTCCCGTCTTCCACCATTTGAAGAAGTGTCAGCTGTTTTTGTGCTTCGGAAAGTTCATTGAAAGATTTCCCATAGAGTTTGTTAGCAGCTGCGTTACGAGTAGTCTCGGTAGCTGATATTCCCAAAGCAGCATCGTTCTCATAGTTACCCTTCAAGAAAGACTGAAGGTTTTCCGTCACTTCCTCAATGGACTTATCGTAGAAAGCGGCACCGTCAGCAGCTGCTCTTGTTGCTCGAGTAGTCAAATCAAGAGCGTCAGCAGTTTCCATTCCTGATGTCTTAGCAAAGGATGCCATTTGAGTGAATGAGCCTTGCAGTCGTTCAGGAACAATGTCCATCTCATCGCCGATAGCGTTTAGAGACTGTCTTGCCTGACTTTCCATATCGCCAAATACGGTACGAAATTGAGCATTGCTTGCCTGAACCTGAGCAGCTGCCTCCATAGCATCTGTGCCAACTTCAAGCAACTTATCTGAAACAGCGCTTAGTTTTTCGCTGACATTTTGCAAGGCTTCCGCTCTTGCAATTTTTGTCATTCCCTCAAGTCCGTCCTGAGCACCGTTTGCAGCCGACTTAGTTTCATTCATCTCATCATTGAGATTGTTGAGAGCTGTCTTAGCCTGGTTTAACTCAGCTTCCATCTTGTTAGCTTCAGTAGAGTTCTCACCGTACTCCCTCTTTGTCAGTTCCAACTGTCGCTCAAGATTCGAGATCTGTTTTTCCACAATCTCGGATTGAGCAGCAATCTTCTTCTGAGCCAGGGCGACTTTTTCAGATTCAGAAGCGTTCTGACCGAGCTCACTCTCTTGTAGTTTGAAAGCACTGGTCACTTTGTCCATTTCGGATGCTAACTGACTCTGCTCACTCTGTAGGCTGTTCAGTTGACTGACATTGGTTTCTACAGCTTGACCATTATTGGCCAGAGCTCGATTGACATTTTCAAGCTTATTCTCATAACCCTTGAGGACATTTTGAGTGGTTTCCAGTTCACGTTGGAAAGCACGGTACTGATCAGCTCCGATATCTCCATTCTGGAATTGCTTCTCAACCTGTGCTTGAGCTTGTCTCAGAGTTTCAAGCTTCTCCTTAGTATTTGATACCTGCTGTTGTAAGACTTCCTGTTTCTGGGTCAGCAAGGTTACATTGCCAGTATCAAACTTCAAGGCCTTATCAATCTGTCTCAGTTCCTTGGTTGCTTCAGTAGCATTCTTGTTGACATCTTTCAGAGCCTTCTGCAAGGGTTGCGTGTCGCCATCAATTTCAATCTTAATCCCTTTGATGTTACTTGCCATTTGTTTCCTCCTTTCTTTTGAAGATTGCCGACCCACCCACCTCAAACGAAAAATAGCAGAGCTTACAAGCTCATCTATGACCGAAAGTCCACTTATTACAGGGAACTTGACCTTAGAATCACTCTCTCAGCACTGCTAATTTCTTAAAAGTTGTCAAAATCTTCTTGAGTAGCTTTTCTTTCGCCACCCTTATCTTTACTGCGTAAATTCACATAATCTGTCTGATAATCCAAAGCCATTCCGATTGAAATATGCTTCAGGTCATCAATGGATAAACCTGTCTCCTTACAACATGAGAGATAGGATTCTACTGTAAAGATTTCATCGCTTGCAGATTCTGACGAGTCTGTTTCTTTTTTGTCTGCATACTCGCATTCAACATTTCCATCAGGTCTTGTCCGATTTCTTGGACAGGAAATTCTTCCATTTCCATAAAGAATTGAGCATAAGGCTTGATACGAGGGTTGGCAGACTTGGCAAAGGTCCAGAAAAGACGATTGAAGAAAGTCATATCAAAATCAGCAAGGACTGACATATCAATGTCACTCGCTTGCAATTCCTGACCAGGTTCCAACTTCTCCAATTCAGATAAGAGTGCCTGACTACTCAGCATTGAAAATAGATCCTGGAAATAGTCCTTACCAAACTCTTCCTTGTAAGCAATCGGAGTATAGCCGTTTGTGGCCAATTCATACTCTTGATCACCAATCGGAATGATTTTACGCATGTAAGACCTCCTTATCCTCCAACTGCAGCTGGCTCATAGACTTTCTTGAACCAATTGTCATAGACTTCTTTCTTGTCTGCCGAAGTGACCGAGCGTTTCACTACAGTATCAAGCGGACGTGGGCTAGCATTGAAAGTCAATTCTCGCTCATTGACGCTTGTGCCGCTCTTGGTCTTAGAGCCAGTTGCTGGACGGCTAGCAGAACAGTAGTAGAACACATGTCGGGTCTTGTTCTTGTCCCCTGAAAATTCAAACATCAAGGCAAACGGTGTTGGCTCGGCATCGCCTTTTTCTGTCAATACACCTGTCTCGGTATCTTTAATCTCACCGAGAATTTTTGTGGCAAATTGATCAATGATGTGAGGTACTTTCCATTTGCCCTCATACCCTTCATTGGCATTCATGAAGTGATAATCAATATCATCTGCTTGAATAGCACCTGATTCCCCTTTAGGTTCAAGAGTGATTTCCATTGCCCCAGGGAAACGGAAAATCTCTCCGTAAGTTAGCACCCCTGTCTCAGCACTGATGCTAGTAATTGGTGCAACGTGTACATTTTTCAGACCATAGGTCACTTTATTTTCCATGTCATTCCTCCTCTAGTAGAGATAGACTGTGTAAGGCTTGACATAAAGCCTTTCAGTCTCAATAAAAGTTTCTTCTTGAGCTTCAAAAAAGAGCTCATGGTTAGACCATAGCTCTTCCAAACGCTCCTCCAAATCCTCATCCTTTCTCTCAAATGCCAACTCAACAACCACTGACTTAATCTCATGGTTCCTTGTATTGTCAGCAGAATTGACAATAGGATTAGATTCAAAATACACAAGGTAAGGCATATCAGGGACATTCCCCTCTTGATATGCTCGATAGGTTACAGGCAACCCCGCCTGTTCCAAAATATCTGCAAATTCTGATAGCTTCATCGACCAAGCTCCTTAATCCGTTTTTCAAAGTTTTCTTTGACCTTTTCCTCGACAGGTTTGATATGTTTGAATGCCCTACTGCGACCACCATTTCTCAAGATATGCCCATTTTCTAGCAAATGAGTTAGTCGATAGGTTGGTGCAGCATTGTAAATCACATAAGACCCTTTAGCGTTCTTCTTGAATCGCCAGTTTCTAGCATATTTACCATGCCTTTTGGGGCTGGTAGCCTTTAGTTCATTTACAGCTTCATTCACAACATCTTCTGCAATTAGGTCAATCTTATCCTCAATTTCTTCGGAATATTCTGCCATTGCCTTAGCAATCTCGTTGGCTAAATCACCAGTTAAGCTCATGATAATTTCTCCGTCATGGTCAATTCAAGAGTTTCAAGGTCAACAGGATAGGTCTTGAGGATGCGGTATCTTTTCCCTTCGAATTCGGCCAATTCTTGATTGTCGTATTCAAAACTGTGAATATCAACTACTAGACTTGGACGAATGCCTGCTTGATTGGCTTGGTAAAACTCTGACCTGGTAATTGACTTCTTACGACACAGCAGAACAGTCTTGACTTCCTCAGTGATGTTCTGTTTCAACTTGTCTTTCCCAGTGATTTTCTTTTCTATCAGAGTGATTTCATGATTCCACATTGCTTGTCACTCCTTTTGACGAAACCTGCAGATTATGTAATCGCCATTGAAGGTGACGTGGCATATCCACCCCACCCTCGTAGCGATAAGCAGCAAAATCAACCACAAACATCTCATGATCAGCTCTAGCAGAATCCAATTCAACACCGAAAGTCTGCGACAATTCAGAAATGACGGCATCAAGAATTTTCTTCAACGGCTTATCCCTGAGAGTGGTTGAAATGCCTAGCTTCAGTTTAAGCAGTTCTAATAGCTGATCAGTGTCCATGACTATTCCTCTGCTTTCTTAGTGGTACGTTTCCGCTTTGGTTTCTCTACTGATTCATCAGCAGGCTTATCGCCTTCTGGAAGCTCTGGCTCTTCTTCAGTAGACTTATCGCCTTCTGGAAGCTCTGGCTCCTCATCAACTGTAGTCAAAAAGATTGACCCAGCTGAATTTGAGCCAGACAGCAAACCTTGGATGAAATCATCCGAAGGTTTGTGACCATCACGAGGATAAGTTTCATCCAAAGCGTAATCGTGTTTGTTTGGGTCTGTTAAGTCCTTGAAAGAACGGATAACTTTGTAAGCCATAGACTACCTCCTTACTGAACGGCATCTGTGTAAGTCACATAATAACCAGCGTCAGCATCGACAACCTCTACATCGAAACGGTTAGCAGTTGCTAAATACTGACCATAGATTTTATCATCCTGCCATTTTACAGTAGTTTGAGCACGATCAAATAACGTTGCAAACTCTGTCACATCCCCGATGAATGCTTTCATATCGCCTTTTGAAGTGCCAATAACATCATCTGGATGAACATAAATCACACGACCAGCAAACTTGTACCCAGTAGGTGAGGTAATATCGGTCTGCAACATATATCGACCGTCTTTATCCTTAATTTTATCCAAAGCTGCGAAAAGAGATTGGGTGGCTACGATACTAGCATTGTAATATGGTTTCAATTCAAGATTTAAAATATCTTTCAAACCATCAAGTCCAGATGCATTTTTTGCAGTTGCTTTCTTCAATACTTTCGCAATTTCAACGTTCTTAGTGATACGTTCCTGATTCATTGCCTGCTTAGCGACAAGCCCCATCACATCATAATCAGCGTCATCGATCAATTCTTGAGAAACTGGCAAATGACCACGACGAGTTTCAATCTCATATGAAACTTTTGTGAAGGTAGGTTTTGCTAAATCAGGATTCTCAGCTAACTCCTCAACCGTATTCATGACCTGATCAGTCAACTTAATCACAGACCACTTACCACTTGCATTGCGAACTTTAACGACGTTTACCAGTGATGTTAAGTCTGTTTCATCACGTTTAGCTTCTTTAGGGCGAAGCAAATCTTCAGGGATTAGGGCCTCTCCTTCAGTAGACTTAAATCCGTCGCGTAATTGCCCCTTGGTTCGCAAATAATGGTTAAACGCTTCACGAGTTTCTTTGTTCACTGCTTTCTTACCTCCACGGTCTTCGCTGCCACCATAAGTAGGAGCATTGCGGTTTTGTTCATCGATTTGCTTTTGAAGGTCTTCGATTTCCTTCTCCAATTCAGCTTTTTCTGCTTCTTTGGATTCCAGTTCTGCTTGAAGTTCCTCAAGAGTTTTCTCAACAGCTGACACTTCTTCCTCAGTCTCAGCACGTTCCAACTTATCTGCTTCAAGAGCAGTACGTTTCTGCAAGTCCTTGATAGACTCTTCAAGTTCAACTACTTTTGTAGCTTTAGCTCGCATACGAGCACCAAAAATTAGAGCTTTATTCATAGCTTAAATTTCTCCTTTATTTCTTTTTTACGCTTATCAAGCATTTCACGATTTGCACGAAGTTGACATTCAAAGTCCTTCTGACGTGCAGCAATTTCCGTCTGTGGATATGCTGGGAAAGTACAAGGACTAACTTCGAAGATTTCAAGATCCAAGATAGTGTCCAGGTAAGAACCGTCATCACGCACTTCTGTGTCGATTTTGATTGGGAAGAAGCCAAAACTACAACCAATCACATCCCCACGTTGAACACGAGCATAAGCACCGACCGCTTGTGGGTCATCCTTGTTGATGATAATATCGCCAAACAGACCAACATCATCAACACCGAGCCGCACTGTGTCATTTCCAGTCCGACCAAGCACCAAACTATGGTCATGGTTAAATAAGGCACGGATGTCAGCATCTTTAATAGCCTTCTCAACACCCTCACGCTTAATAACTTCAAAATAACCAGGCCAGAGTTCAGTTTCTTCATCAAACTTGATAAAGTAGCCACTCAAGATCAAATCGCCAGACTCTTGTTCCTCGCGAGTTTGAAATTGTGTGGCCATGTAAGCCTTACGTTTCTGCATCGGTATTTCCTCCTTCCTTGTTTAATTTGCTCTGATTGCCTAACTCACCCTGTGGCAGATAGTTTTCAAGAACAATGATTTCATCCATTTCAGGATCAGGAGTCATGCCAACCCAATCTCTCCACTCATTCCGACGCATAGCAGCACTGTTTGTCATCTGTTGAGCAACCGTTGACAACTCTGTGATGTCGTAAGAATAGAGCGACCGTGGATTGAACTTGAAATAACGATTGCTAGATACTAGCAAATCCCTTGTCAATGTCTGAGTAATCGTTGTAGCAATGCTCATGACCGTTGTATTGACAAAGTTGTTGTATTCTTCCTTGTTGAAGTCTCCAACTCCAAGGATAAAAGCTGGCACTCCTAAAAGCCCAGCTACTGTTTTTTTGTCAATCTCAACCGATTCATTCAGAGCGATGTCATTCAGATTCAATGGTTTGACTTGCTCAACTTCCATAAGGGCATCAGGTATAATCCACGGCTCTCCTGACTGACTTGTGGATAGATACTTCTTAGCAATTCTGTCACGGCCTTCTTGACTGCCCAACTCATCACTGGATGAATCGACCTTGACAATCAAGCTCGGAACATTCTTGCCACTCATGAAACCTTTTTTAGTCTGAGTAGCTAAGTTTAGGTTGCGGACAATGTCCTTCAAAGCCAACCGATACCCTGTTCCGACATAAGGGCTATCTGGATCAGGATTGATTGCAAAGTGGACAACATCATCTGGCTCGTATTCCCTACCCTTGTAGCAGATCACATAGTCTAAATCATTGGACTTAAAAGAGACCTCATCCATAGGGAAGGGTCTCAAGTTCAAAATATAGTCTGTCACAGGGTCGTATTCGACATGAAGGACAGAATTGCCGTCTCCATACAGCAACAAATCACGCACAATCTTGAAAATCCATGTTTTCCTAGTCATGTGTGCACAAGGATTGATGTCAATCTTCCGAGCTAACCCATCTTTGATACGAATATCACCCTTATCTGTGTTTTCCATCAGATGTATGGTCATATTCGACACCATATCAGCAATCTTGTTGACAGCCAATATCACATCAGGATTCCTAGCCAAAGGCACATAGCCATCACCCTCAAAGATAATTCCAAAATCCGAGTGGCTAAGCATACTCACAGTTGACTGCGGCTTACTCCTCTTACGGAACCTATCAAAGAAACCCATTCTTTCTCACCTCCTTTCTAACCTAATCGAAGAATTGCATCACATTCTGGTTCTTACCAAGATTAGCAAGAGCCTGGATACATGCAAAGACACTGGCATCAAACAAGTCTATTCTTGCCGTACCGCCGTCACCGTCTAGTTTTTCATATTGCACCGCATCGTCCACCTTCTCAATCGCTCTGACATTGCTGACACAGTATTCATAGGCCTCAGAATGCAGATAATAAAACTCTTTGTTCTTAACCTTGAACTCAATCCGTCTGAATCCTTCTGATTTCAGATAGAAAAGCTGTGGCTGGTCAATCATCTTGAACTTAGCCTTTTTCATCTTGCTCAAAAACTCACGACCAAACTTTCTATCCATACCGACAGCAGCAATCTTGAAGCCTTTCTGCCTCATCTCGATAAACCACTTCACAATATCATCATAGAGTACCGTTGGAGTGTTGCTCATTGTCAACCAACCGTCCGACTGCCAACCAAAAAGCGGTATGCCGTCATCATTGGCTTTCTTCTGAGCATTGACACGAGGGAAGAAAGCGTGGGTGATGCAGATGTCAATGTCTTTCTCGCCGTCATTGTAGATGCCATAGAGTGCAGCAGCTGTCAAATCGTGCAAGCGTGACAAGTCCGCCCCACCGTACCACTTAATCGGCAAGCGTGCCAGCTCTTCCAAGCTCCAATCATAACAATCATCACTAGCAATGAACTCATCAGGATTGAAATAAGCATTCATAGAGTTGGTAAAGACATTCAAAGTCTTGTTGAAGAACTCATTCCTTGTTTGTGGGTCATTCATGGCTTGTTCAGCCTCAGCTCTCAAAGCAGGCATGGACACCGTGACACCCCAGGACGGATTCGCCATCTTCAAAACATTGTCGTCCAGATAGTCTCCGACATCGCCATCAGTCGTCTGATTGGCTTTGCAGATGAAAATGAACAACGATTCATCAGTGATTAACTGCTTGAGGACCTTCTGACAGTATTTCAGCCTGTTAGCAAGGAATCCTGTTGGAATATCCCCAGCCGTAGAGATAACAAAAAGCATACTGTTACGGTATGCCGACATTGTTTTCTTCATGAGACCATACTTTTTGGAGTTTCGCATGGTGTGAGCTTCGTCAATAACAGTAACATTACCATTCAGAGAGTCCAAACGGCTCTCATCATTGGCCAATGCCTGTATATAAAACGAACCATCATCTCCAAAATTTGCTGTGATAGAGTGTTCCTGGTTGTTATCCTTAATACGAATAGACTTATCATTCCAACGCTCCACGTTGAACTTGATGAAGTTGAAAGCTTCTAAGGCCTGCTTGACTGAGTTTGCTACGATGTAACATTTCGAACCACTATCAGCATCCAAAATCTGATAAAGCAGAGCAATAGCAGCAGTAAAACTGGTCTTACCATTTTTACGTGCTAGCATTATCAAGGCTTCTTTGAACCTACGCTCGTTCGTGCCAGCGTGATAGAACCCAAAGAGATTGACAACCGTAAAATGTTGCCACGGTTGCAAAATCAAAGGCTTGTTACGGATAGACATGGCAAACATGTCATCTCCTTGCTGGTGAACAATTGAGTTCTCGATGAAGTGAACAGCAAAATCCACTATATCCTCATCAAGCTCATAGGCTGGATTGTCCAAATCCCTCAAGAAGCGTTCGGCAGCCAAAATCCGCTCTTCGTTATGTTCCTCTTGATAGCTCAGGACATAATCAACATAGGCTTTAGCTTTTCCAAGATTGGTTGTAGCGTGGCGAAAATCGGCAAAACGTTTTTCAAAGTCTTTATCCATCTTTCACCCGCTTCTTTTTCAGTTCATCCTTGAATTTCATAACTTCTTTGAGTGGTGAACCTTGGTCCTGCTCGACAACCTCACCTAGTGATTTTGGGTTAAGCATAAGCTGGTTCGAATAGCTCAAGATGTCTTTTCTGAGTATTTCCATTGCTGTCAAGATTGGAACTTTACGCTCATTCTCAGCACCAGCCTTGTTGACATAGACATCTGTGACAGGATAGCCCATGTCAGCATAATCTTGAGCTAGTTTCTGGTACTGAAACAGCATCCCAGCAAAGATATCAATGATCATTTCAAATTCTTTTCGATAGGTGCCCAAGTCTTTCATCTGCTTGATCACTTTTGATTTGATTGACTTCACTGTAATTGGTTTAGCCAAAAACTAACCCCCTTTCTGCAAAATCGCTGAGTTTTTACCCCCTTTTTGTCTGACAGCTCCCGACTTGGAAAAAGTTCCCTTCACCGGTTCCCAGGACGCTCAAGAATATTTCAAAAAGTGGGGGGGTATCCATAAAATTTTTGAAATTCCTTCTTTCTCTTTTTTTGCCAATAAATTCCCTGACCGACAACTTTGTCATTGACTCTATCATGAAATGTATTATGTTTGCGATTGGTTAACGCTAAACAATTCCATTCTACGAACTCGAGCTCAGGATATTCAGACACAGGAAAGATGTGATGAATCATTTCAGCTGGTACCGACAAGCCGTACCTCAAACTTTCTTGACATAGGTAGTCAGACTTCCTCATCATCTTGTCGCGGAACTTTTCCCACTTCTTTGTCTTCAAGGATTGTCTGACTGGCTTGTAATAATGTGCCATACGTTCCTCCTTGTCAATGCAAAAAGGACAAGTCAACGACCTGTCCCTCTCATACAAGAAATCTATGGTACCATAATAAACTCTTTTTCGTGAGAAAACAAGTACCCTTTTTTCTCATCTTTGACGAGTGAAGTTTTTGAACTCAGATTTGTTATGTCTGAATACAGGATTCCTACGCTCAATAGCTTTTTGTTTATGGTAGTCAGTCTCCTTCCAAAACAATCCATCTGGTTTTTGGACTGTGTATCTTAGTGCATCTAAAATCATTTATAACCCTCCTCAAAACTATACCAATTTGCCCGTTGAGTTTGTCATACTGTATATTCTGTTAAACTCAGCGAAAGCCCTTGAACTGTTGGTATAATTGCGCCTGTTAAGATTTTTATTTTTAAGTTTGACAACTTTTCAATATGACAAACTTAATAGCCCCAAAAAAAATAAAAAGAGTCAGATTTTAAACTTAGCCATATTCTTCTTGAATGTGACTTGTTTGTCTCCAATGTAGATAAGCGTAGTTCGTTCTGACGAGTGGTTGAAGATAGTCATTAAGTCGTTAACTCCATCAAATTTCTGGTAATAGAAAAAGCCAAATGTCTTTCTGATTGAGTGTGCAGCAATGTTGTCAATGTCTAGCTCTGTAGCAACGTGCTTCAGTATCTGGTCAAATCGCTGTCTGCTGATTGGCTTATTCTTCCCTTGTCTGCTCTTAAATACAAAGTGATTAAGAGGTTTCCCTTTAACAAAAGCACGCATGGATTTTTTGAGTTCTGGAGTCATTCTGACTTCACGTAGTTTCTGGGTCTTGCTTTCCCTGAGCTTTATATCCCAACCTTGCACATCCCTCACTCTTATGTTCAGGATATCTGTGATTCTGTACCCAGTATACAAAGCTGTTTCAAAGAGTAGGTAATACATCTCATTCCATTCTCTCAAATAGTCTTCGATTTCATGGATAACATCTCTATCGGTAATTGGATCCATTCTGTTCATGGTCTCACCTCCTTTCAGCTAAACGAAAAAGCCAGCCTTTATGACTGACTTTCTATGACTTCTGTTGAAACAACTCTTTCTTTAAAAGTTAAGGATATCTCCCAGAATGTTGACTGCGTTTTGTTTTCAGAAGTTCATGCTACAATAATAAATCGTTTTCTGTGAGAATACAAGGTACTTTTTTTCTCATTTTACAGCTCACCCTTCAATATTGCATATTGCTCCAAAATGATTCTCCTACGACGGTAGATAGTAGCACGGCTCATGAACTTCTGGTCTGCAATTTCTTCCCAGCGTAGTTGTGGGTACTGCCAACGTAGATTAAAGATTTCCTTGTCTTCATCGATTAAGCTAGCCAATAGCTTGTCCACAATCTCCTTGAAGCCTTCCAGGAACTTCAGTGTTGGATCATCTGCGAGCTTGACCGCGATGATTTCTGTAGGTTTGCTGATTCCGATTGAAGGACCGCCTTGGCTGTCTGGATTTCTTGTTGTCAGCTCCAGTCTTCGTAAATCTATGGTTCGCTGGATACCTCGGAACTTGAACAGTTCCTCGTCTAGCGTTTTGAGTTCTCTGTCGCTCAGTTTCTTCAATTGTCACCTCCAAATTTTTGAAAAATGCCACTAAGCCCTCAAGGACATTACCTAAAGCTTTCCCAAATTCATAAAATACCTGGCTTATTGCATTCTGAATGTCTGCAAGTTGTTCTGGACTTAGTTTGGCCAGTTCCTGTTCTAACTGTTCCAGTTCTTGTTGCCGTGCTTGTTTAGCTTTCTTTTTCTTGATTCTTTTGTTCATGTTTCCTATAAGTCTCCCATGCTCCTATGATGATAGCGATTAGCACGACCAGTAGGAATGCAATCACAATCATTGCTGCCAAGAATTTAATAATTTCAAGTAAAATCATAGTTCCTCCTAATCCACAGCCTTGACTTCCAGTGGCAACCACATCTTCGGATTGAAGTTGATAGTGTAATCGTAATTCGACACATCCTTTGTCTTCACATCCTGGACCACATAGGATACATTATCAGACAATCCAATGATATGCTTTTGATATTCCTCATCGGCAGTTTCGACCAAAATTTCCAGTTGATTATCTGTCGTGTCTGCTACAATTGACATCCGACCGCTCATCTCAAACATCACATCATTTGTGATAGCATTCAATACTGTAACCTTTCGTACTACGTTGAAATTGTCTGCCTCTTCCGATAAGTTATGTCGAACAACATCAGCTTGGTCAGAACACCCAGCTAACATACCAATCACTCCAATAGTTGTTAATACTAATTTAATTTTGTTTTTCATCCTCTTCTACCTCCGAATAATATTTATCACCTTTCGCCTTTACTTCTTGAAAATAGGCTCTGTAGCTTTCGTCTTGAATGTCATCAAGGTTGATTTGCTTTGCCACTTCATATACTGGTTCATTGTAGTCACAGCAATGTAGATGCCACAACTGGTTCTCCTGCAAAGTGTTTCGATTGAAACCGCATGAGCTTTGAGCTGCTGCAAAAACAAGTGCTGTCAATAACTCTTCATCAAGCTGAATTGTAATCATTTCGCCCTCCATTTTCTTGTATTTGCCCGTTGCTTAGCTGTTTCTCTAGCTATTTCATCCCAGACATAATCGGCATTTTCAAGCATGAGGTCCACGCATTTGTCTTTAAGAGTCTCAATGACAACCTGGTCTTCTTCTTTCTCCCGATAGCAAGCTGCCAACTCCTTCTTCAGCTCAGCAATTTCTTCATCATAGCGGTGTTCTGTGCTAATCACATTCGGGCTATCAAATGTAATAGTGTCAATTTGACAGCCTAACAATGTTCGTAAAACCATTTCAACATCATCGACTACAACTCCAAGACCTGCTCTATTGAGATTACTGGTGACTTCTTTCAAGTTACGGTTATTGATTGATATTGGATGAGGTATCGTGTAGCCCAGTTGCCCTGCTTGCTGAAAAACGGCTTTTGCCATTTTGTTGTTTGCACAGATAATCTGATTACCTGTCGCATGACTTTCCAAAATAGCCATTGTAGTTTTGCCGAAACATCGGCCGAATCCAATAATTTTAGTCATTAAATCCTGTCCTCCATTCAATCCAATCATGTTTGATTTTGCCTGTAAATAAGTTTCGATACATCGTGACTTTCGTGTGTGTACCATACTTTCCATTGACAATTGAAAAAGTCCTAGTCTTTTCAATTACCCATGGATCCTGAGAGTAGGGATAGCGGTTAGGTCTACTCATTATTTTCCTCCTGTCATTTTTTTATTGTGATTTCTGCATAAATCCATGCCGTGAAATCTGTTGGAACATCTGTCACAGAGTGGCTTGTCGCAAGTAAGAAACCTTGGTTGCTGATTTTTAAATAAACTGAAACTTCGATAGAATGTTATTCCTGTTTGACCAATTATAAAATCACACAACTTTGTTGCTCTTCTCTTGTAGCATTCGTGACATATATCATGCTTTGGAATGAATTGGACAATATCAGCTGTCATCCAACACCTCCATATCAAACCCACTATCAATAAATCTATAAGTCAATTCTGGATTGATTCCATTGCCCAGCCTTTGATAAATCAAAGCAATATCTTCATCTGAAAAAAGTGTTCCTAGGTAACGATTAAGAAAATTTTTGGTAAATTCTCTAAAAAGACAATTCCGTTTCTCACTTTTAAATGGTTGCCCTTTTGCAATTGTCCTACTGCACCACATCAATAATTTAGCTATGATGTCTCTTCGTGACTGTACCCCTTCCAAGCTAAAATACGTGTTTGTTTTTGGAATCAGTATCACTTCCAGGTTCGCATTTATATATGACATTGGAAACGAGCCGAGCAGTTCTTTTAGTTCATTCATTAACTCAGTATTCATTTCTTCTCCTAACATCTTCAAGGTAATTTTTAAAAGTATCGTTAGATTCATGTTTTTTAATTTCTGAATCTAATGCACGTTTTAATGTTCTGGATAGAGTGTAACAACCTGAATATTCGCTGAGTGCAACTAAATGTTGGTATTCATCTTTCGTAAGTGTAATCTGTACCCTCTTCTTCATTCAATGCCTCCTAAAACGGCAATCCATCCTCACTAATATCCGTCGGCTGACCGTTGAGCCCTGGTGGCATCTGTTCATCCATACTGGAATAATTAGCACTATTGTCACGCTTTTCCAGAATCTGGAAACTTTCTGCAACAACCTCGGTCACATAGACACGTTGCCCTTGCTGATTTTCATAACTTCTGGTCTGAATTCGACCTGTAATACCAATCAAATGTCCTTTCTTGGTCCAGTTGGCTAAGTTTTCAGCTTGCTTGTTCCAAATGACACAATTGACAAAATCAGCTTCACGTTCACCAGCAGCGTTCTTGAAATTGCGATTGACAGCCAGGTTGAAAGTAGCGTTGGCAATATTTGACGGTGTGTAACGTAGATCAACATCTCTTGTCAATCGTCCAATCAGTACAACATTATTAATCATCCTTTTCCTCCTCATTCCCAAAGAGCAAGTAGATGAACATCTCACATTGTGCTAGACTAAGCGAATGACCAACCCAGTCATCAAATTCTTTAGTCTTTGGTAACCAGTCTTTTGAAGCTCCCCACTCATAATCTTTAGGTTTTTCATCAGCAAAGATGCATTCAATACAGCCCATGATAGTCATACCATCTTCAAGCATTTCACTGAAATAGTCAGCACGTTCTTTGACTTCATCAGGTAAAATGTGTGTTGGTGGTGCAACTTTACCATCTTTAACTTTCCAACCGTAGATTCCTTGAACCATATTTTTAAATTTATCAGTCATTTTCTTTCTCCATTTCTTCAATCAACCAGTCAAGGTTTTTTCTTGCTTTCTTGAGGTCTTCAAGGCCGTTTTTGCTCTGGAAGCGTAACAGGTACTTCATTGAGTTTCCCCAGTAGAAAGCGGATACTCCTGTGAGCTGTCCAATGAAATTTCTGACAACATCGATGGCTTCCATTCCATTCTTACCTTGGTAATGGCTAGGTTTATCCACATTGTCGTAAATCTTGATACCTGTGAACTTGCTGTCACGTTCATTAATCATATAATTAACTCTTGTTTGAACTAGATCGTATAAACAGCCTAGATTTCTTCTTCGTTCCTCGCCATCGCCATATTTCCCCTCAAGAACTTCTTTGGCTAGTAGTCCAATTTTGTCAATTGGTTTGTGTCCTGCTTCAAAATCACATTTCGTCATTAGTTTCCACGTCCTTTCAGGTAGTCTGGTATGTCATCACCAACATTTAGTTCTTCATATTGCTCCTTTGTGACAAGAAATTTGCCATATACCCCAGCTGTAACAGTACATTTACCTTCAATGATTTCTTTATCAGTGATTTTGCCAAACATTTCAGTACCAGCATTGTCCGCTACATAGATAATCACCCTGTCAGCTTCCTGATGGCCTTTTTGGTATCCAGCTTCATAGGTTAGATGGTTGAAACCGACAGCCGCCACAATAATAATGATGGCACTGGCAAAGGCCTTGAGATTGTGGAAGAATGCTTTCCAATTCATGTTTTTCATTTCAAATCCTCCTCTTTAACCCAAATGCCATTGATCAACTTGCCTTTTCTGTCCTTGATTTCTTCATAAGCGATTGATAGGCAGTCATCAGCCGTTGTCAGATTGTGGATTGCAATGGAATGAATATTAGAGTGAAGCAAGCTAAGTTCTGGACGGATGAGCGGTGTCTGTGTTTCATTGTGGTAAATATGCTTATACAGTTTTAAGGCCATTTCCCCCAAACTTGAAGCCAGTAGCAACAGCTCCATGTCTTGTGGACTTGCTTCAATTTGAGCACCGTTCTTGATTTGTTGTTCAATGCCGATCAGGACAACTTGCATGTCTCCAAGTGAATCATAGATAATTTCACTCTTGTCCTTAGCAATACCAGAGTAAAGCTCCCCAGTTTCCTCCATCATCTTCTGAAACTGCTTAACAGGATTGGCCTCGTGTAAATTGCGGTCAATAAACCACTGTTCAACTTTTTCTTCAAGTGTCATCATTTTAGTCATTTTGATAAACCTTTCTTAATATTGTTTTTAGATTTTCGTTGATTCTATCAGCCTCTTTTTCATCAATAAGAAAATTGTCTGCACTTTCATTGATTTCTGATATGGCAAACTGTATGGCATCACGATAGCCCTGCTTATAGTCAATACTATTGCTCATGTTGTTTTTCTCCTTTTTGTCTTATTGCTTTATTCGACCTGATTCTTAGCTCAATTCTTGTTATTGGAAATGTTATAACTAGAATTATTCTGAGTATCATCTCCAATAAAAATTCAAAAGTAGTCAATATTATTTTTATAGTTAGAAATATTGGATATACAGATTTGGATTCATAAACAACCCAGTCAAAATATCTCTTCCATTGTTTTTTATCTCGTGGGAATATTTCCCAGAATATCTTGTTCATTTTTACTCCTTTTGAGTGTGATCAAGTAGTAGCAAGTTTTAGAACCATAATCAATTCTGATTTCCTTGCTCCGTATTTTCATTGTTGCAACTACCCTTGGTCTAGGTATGCCAGAGTTCTCAATGATATGGTCAATAATTGCTTGGGCAGCCAACTCCTTAGATTCAAACTGGCCAATTGGAACAGCTTTGTAACCATATAACATGAATGTAGCTTCATAGGTCATCAATACCTCCTAGAATAATTTCACTTGCATTTCATAGGTTTCAAGACGTTGTTTAGCCTTATTAAAAATTTCCGTATCTAATTCACAGCCAACGTATTCAAACCCAAGTTCGTTACAGGCAATCAGGCTACTTGCTGAACCAACGTGAGTATCTAGGATTTTATCTCCATCACTCGCATAATTCTGTAATAGCCAAATATATAAATTAACTGGTTTTTGTGTTGGATGAATCCTTATCTCATTTAAGGATTTGTTCCCTTGCTGTATGTGTCCTTCTGAAATGGACTTGCCTTGCATCATACCGTTCCACATATAGCGGAACATCCTCACGCTATCGTGTAAACTGCAGTAAGCTAGTTCACAGTCAGAAAAGCTAGACTTTCCATTGACCTTGTCCCAAACTATACGACCTGAACCGAATTGATAATCAAAGTAGTTAACACCCCAAATGATTTGATTTTTTGAAACCCTAAACAATTCATCAAAATAATCTTTATCAGGCACTTTCCACTCAGATGTTTTACCGTACAATCTTTGAACACCGATTGGACTAATTTTCCGACCGTAGTATTTTCTTTTTTCGGGGCCTGAAAAATACGGTGGATCTACAATTGCAAGGTCAAAATAATCATCTGGATATTGACGCATCACTTCAAGACAATCTACATTGATAAATTTACTCATCAATACCTCCTATCTTCCATATCCTTTGGATAAGCAAAGCTATTTCCAGTCACACCCTCAAGAATCCGACTAGAAAGAGCACCGTTGCCATAGTTGTCAGCATATAAGGCCTTAATCTCCTTACTGCTCAGATTCGTGTTGATGATCGTGTTGCTCCGTTTGTCCAAAATCTCATAGAGAATCTGATGTGTCCACTCGTTGTTGCGAGTGTCAGCCTTCCGACTCTCTTTCCCCAGGTCGTCCAGAAAGAGAAAGTCAACCTTGCTGAGTAATTCAATCATCTCAGCCTGTGAGTAGCCGTTGTCTGTGTGGAAGCTCTCCTTGATTTTGGTAAAGAGAGTGACCAGTGATACAAAGAGCACCGACATCGGATGTCCGTATGCCTTGAATTGCTCATTCATGTACTTGGCCAATCCGTATGTCAGATGACTCTTGCCAACTCCTGAAGGACCTGTCACAATGGCATTGCCAAAGCCCTCATGCCGATAAAATTGCTCAATCCTCTTGGCAAAATTGATAGCTTTCTGGTCAATGTCAGCTTTAATCTCATAGTTATCAAGGCTCTTGCTTTTCAGCTTGTCAGATACCAGGCTGTCTCTCTCAAAGACTGCGTAGGTATCAGCAAGCTTATTGTTGACCTTGCTCTGACTGTTCAGTTTGTTTTCAAAGGTCTGGATTGCTGCCTTGGTGCATTCTGGACATTGTTTGAGTTCTTCCAGCTGTCCCTTAATTGGTACCTTGGTCAACCAAAGCTGACAACCGTGGACCTCACAGGTTTCGTCCAAGACTTGCCGGGTCTGAAAATTTTTGAATGGATTCATCTAAAAGCCCAACCTTTCGTCAACTTCTGTAGCATTGTTCTTTCTACTTCTGGCTGGTTGCTGATTGATGTAGTTTTCAAACTTCGTCCCAAACAAAGTAACAGGTCTCAAGAACTTGGCAAATTCCGTTCCTTGCCATTCGCTAGTTTTAGTGTCAATAACCTGTTTAAAGTCTTCAAGCGTGTAGCCTTCTTTCAACCTGGCATTGATATGTTTCTTTGTAGCTGGTGAGCCTGCAGTAAATCTAGTCCCAGCAACTTGATTGAGATAGAGAATCACTTCTGAAACAATATCTATATTATTACTCTTATCAGTCTTGTTATTCTCAGTCTTGTTTGTCTGTAATTTTTCCAGTTCCGATACTGTATTTTTTACAGTTCCATACTGTAAATTTTCCAGTTCCGAAACTGTACTATTTACAGCCCCGTCAACTGCACTAATGTAAATTCTGTTAGGTAAATTATTCCCTTGTCTGACCTCTTCTAACAGGCCTACATCTTTTAGTTCTTTTTTGAACTTTATAATGGTCTTCTCACTACTGTTCAAGTCAACCATCAACTGCTCATTGGTGTAGTATTGAAAGACATTACCTTCTTTGTCATGCCAGCCATTTTTGATAGATAGCTCTAACCGACCAAACAGCAACATATACATTAGCTTTGCGTTGTTGCTAAGGTTTTTATATTTATCATCATAGATAAAGGGTTTTGGGAACTTGAAAAAGGCTAGAAATCCAGTAACTTCATTTTTTTTAATCATGATCTTCCTCCTCTGTTTTATAAGGAACAAAACCAAGTGATAAATATCGACAATCAATCATCAGAAAATCATTGATACAATCTTGGGAACAAAAGCAATTTTCAACATCATTAAATAATGCCAGTATTACATGATTTTCCTGTACTAAAAAGTACTCATCTTCAATTTCTTTACAACAATTTGAACATTCGTAATGCATCCTCATTCCTCCGCATTTGTAAATTTGGTGTATTCCTTGTGGAAGTACATCTTGACTGTCCCAAGGTCACCATGCCTGTTCTTCTTGATAATCAGCTCAGTTAAGTTCTTTTCTGGCTGATTGTCTTTTTTGTCCTGGTAGTAATCATCACGATATAGAAAGGCGACGATATCGGAATCCTGCTCAATACTACCTGACTCTCTCAAATCACTCATGATTGGTCGTTTGTCCTGCCTTTGTTCAACGCTACGAGAAAGCTGTGACAGAGCAATGACAGGTACTTTCAATTCCTTGGCGATAATCTTCAACTGACGGGAAATCTCAGACACTTCCTGTTGTCTATTGTCTGAGCGTTGCCCTTGTATCAATTGCAGATAGTCAATGACTATCAGGCCTAGCCCTCCTGTTGCTTGGGCTAGCTTTCTAGCTCTGGACCTAATTTCAGCTATTCTAATTCCAGCCGTATCATCGATGTAGATTGGTGCTTCTGCTAGTTGCCCTTGGGCATAAATCAACCGTTGCCATTCAATCGGTGTCAGTTTCCCTGTCCTGATGTGATAGTTCTCAATGGTGCCTTCAGCTGCAAGTATACGCTCTACCAAGCTCTCTGCACCCATTTCCAAAGAGAATATAGCCACAGGCTTGTTGGATTTGCAGGCTACATTCTGGGCAATGTTAAGGGCAAATGCCGTCTTCCCCATTGCAGGTCTAGCCGCTAAGATAATCAACTGGTCCTCGTGCAATCCTGTTGTCAGCTTGTCAAAATCGGTAAATCCAGTAGCAATTCCTGTCACATCGCTTGACACATTTGAGCGTTGCTCAATCTTACTATGACTGTCTAATATCACATCATAGATTGGCTTGAAACCCGTATTGTGATTTGAATTGCTAGCATTGACCAAGGCTTGTTCCGCCCTGGCAATCAGGTCATTGGCCGACATTTCGCCTGAATAAGCACCTGTAACCGTTTCTGAAAGATTGGCAATGACTTTTCTTAACAGAGCCTTCTCAGCAACTGTCTTAGCGTAAAATTCGGCATTGGCACTAGTCGGAACAGCGTTAACAATTTCAGCAATGTAAGCCAATCCTCCAATGCCACTCAAATCTCCCTGATCTTCCAGAGCGGTCTTCATCGTGACAGCATCAATCGCTTGCCCTTTGTCTGACAAGGTCTGCATGGTCTTAAAGATAATCTGATGACCAGGTCTGTAAAAATCTTCTGGTTTCAGATGTTCAGCGACTAATACAATTTTGTCTGGGTCAATAAAGATAGACCCAAGGACTGCCTGCTCGGCCAAGACATCATGAGGTAGAGTTGCTATGTTGTCCATCCCTTTCCTCCCACATCTCAGTATTTACACCTTTATTAAACAAATCCTGTTGATAGACTCTGGCTTCTTGCCATGTATCAAAGAACTTTTTATAATAATGCTTACGACCACGACCCTTTTTGTTAATCTTTGCCACAACCCAGACCATAGCTAGACCTCACGATTTGCCAGTGATTCTGCCTGGCACTTGTTAACTTTTTCTAAATGGTCAATCCGTCTATTTAGTTCTTTGATTAGCCTAGCCTTCCCAACACACTCCTGTGTTTTTAGATCAGCCAACTTCTTAAACTCCTTGACCCTGTACCTTTCATATGCAAGTTCACGTTCAAGTTCATATTGGCTTTGAGGGATATAGTCCTCTTTCTCGACGCTCAAAAACTTCTTTATCATGTTCCAAAATTTCATATCATCCTCCGTAGTATCTATGAATCTGCAAGTAACGCAGATTCCGTTCTGGTTGTTTTTCTTCAATCACAGGCTCTTTGACCTCTATTTCTATCTCTACAGGCTTACGTATCAACCAAATTAGAATTAGGGTCAAAATAGCAATAAATACCAAGCCTTGCTCAGCTGTCAGCATCAATTCTTCTGTCATATCGCTGTCCTTTGCCAATTATTGTGATACCATTCGATGACTGCATCACGAGGGTACTTCTCGCGAGCATTCGGAATTCGCGGGAAATCTTTGTGGCAATTAAATCGAGCATCAAAACTCCCTGTGTCCTTTGTTCCAAGCAACATTTCAGCACATTGTGACTTGTTGAGCTCCATCGGAAACCGTCTTTTTTCGTCCGTAACAACGTGCATAACCTTCAATGCCCTGTCCATTAGCCCAGCTTCAAACTGGTCCAACATTTGAATCATTAGATCATTCATGGTATAATCCTCTTGTATCTTTAGATTTGAGCCTGATTGCCGTCAGGCTTTTTTGCGTTGCTCCAGTATTCGTCCAAGTTAACGGACATTACTGCTGCCAGATTTTTCTGTTCTGTTCTGTTCTGATTTGTGCTCGGTACGGTGCCAGACCTGCATCACGTTCTTCCTTATTCCGTGGCATATAATATCCATTCGGCTTATTCTTTTTAGCCACGATAGGTTGACGGAAGGTAACTCTCAGACTTTCGATTATTTCCTCAAGTTTTCGCTTGCTTAATCCTAAATCCTGTCTCAGCTCCCTTGCTTGAATCGGCAAGTCAAAGCTAGCTCCGTTTTTGATAGCATTGAGCACCTTGATTTCAATTTCTGTCATGTCTCTGATAAAGTTCATCAATCTTCCTCCAACCTCGTCCAGCTCTCATCAATGTGTAACACATCAGATACCTTATTTTTGAGTTTGTCGCTCCCTTTTCCGTATTTCAGCAATTCTGAGATAGTTGCCTTGGCAACACCACAAGCACGAGCAAGATGTGTCTGAGTCATTTGTTCTTCTTGTAATCTCTCTTTCACTATTTGAATCCATTTTTTATGTTGTTGGCTCATAATTTTCCTTTCTTAAATTTGGTATAATAGACTTGAAATCTTTAATGAAAGGAGGTCAAGTCATGAATAAATTAGACAATAGCAAACTAACGAACGATGCAAAGTTTTTGATTTCTTCGATGTACGCTGAATACATCAAAAGAAGAAGGGAACAAATTCGTAAATCTCAAGCCAGAAACTTCCACAGCATTGATTTTCTCAAAACTAACATCATGCCTGAATGGTCAAAAGAAGATATACTAGATACCTGTTTTGAACTAAGAAAATATGGTTATGTCGAAGGAACTTTAGCAGATAATACTTTCTATACGCTTTACATCACGACAGAAGCAATTTCTGAACTTGAAACTGATTTCAAAGATACTATTGACACCGTTCTTGATTATGCTGCCAAGATTAAAAACGCTATTCCTTTTCTTTAATTCCGAATGGATTAGACTTTAATTCATGCAAGGTTGTCTCAATATGGTCTAAATGTTGTTTCAATTCATCCCTTGCTACCCTTGATGCCTTGAATTCAGTCGCAATGATTTCAAGGCTTTTTGCTATCCGTTCAAAGATAGATTTCATCATTCTTCCTCCTTTTTTTAAAATTTATGCTAAAAAGTTAGCTAATCTCTTGACTTTTTTTAAATCTAGTTTTAGAATAAGAGCATAGAGAAAAGACCTACTAAAAGTAAGTTTTTACCTAAAGAAAGCAGACGCCAATCAGTTTTATTAGGCTTTATTTTTTAGTTGTCTTGTTCGCTAACTCTTTAGCTTACGAATACTATTTTAAACCTAGTTTTAATTTTTGTCAAGGATTTTATATCTAGTTTTAAAATATTTTTTCGTATGCCTTAGAAAGGATACGATATGTCTGTTTTAATTGATAGGATACGTGAACTCAGTAATAAAAAGGGAATGTCTCTTAATGACTTAGAAGATACTCTTGGCTACAGTCGTAATTCTCTGTATAGCTTGAATGAAAATTCTAAGATGGGTAAACCAAAGGAAATCGCACAGTATTTTAATGTCTCACTAGATTACCTACTAGGTCTAACAGATAATCCACGAATTGCCAGCGATGAGACAGCTATCATTGACGGTCAAGTTGTGGATCTGAGGGAAGCAGCTGCCCATACCATGCTATTTGATGGTAAGCCACTTGATGAAGATGATATAGATTTTATTACAGCAGTCCTGTCTGCACACTTCAAAAATAAACAAAAGGATTGATTGCCTATGAAACTAGACCAACTCTGTAAAGAGTTTGGAGTGGAATTGTGCCTGTTTGATGCCAGTGACTGGCATAGTTCGGGATTTTACAATCCAATAACCAAGGTCTTAGGGGTTGATGTAAATCTGTCTGAGCAAGAACAAAAACAAGTCGCCCTGCATGAGTTACAACATAAAAATCACTTTCCATACCAGTATCAACTCTTTAGGGAAAGATGCGAACTTGACGCAAATAGAAATATGATTCACCATCTTTTGAAGGAAGAACTGGAAATTGCTGAGGACCGCACTCAATTTAATTACCTGGTATTTATGGAAAAGTACAAATTAAAGACCATAGCTGATGAGGCTATGATCAAGGAAGAGTATTTGAATTTAGTTGGATAAAATACGTGCTCCCCTGAATCACGAATAAAAGCAGGGTAGGAAGATAGTTGTTATGGCATTATTTGGTGGGAAAGACAAAGAACCTGAAGTAGAAATTTTTACAGCTGAGCCAAACGAGCGAGTTTTTGAGTTTAAGAAATCAAAGACGATAGTAAGAATAGATGACTACTTTATCAGAATTGCAAGAAAAAGTAACATGTCAAATATGCTTCTACATGGACTTGATGGCGAAAAATCAATTTTGTTATCAGAAATAACTGCATATCAATTAAAAGAGCCTGGGGCAACGGTTGGATATCTACAATTGGTATATCCTGGATCAGCAGATACTAAAGGTGGTGTATTTGATGCCGTTAAGGATGAGAATACAGTCACTTTTGTCAAAGAAGATAAGCAAGCTATCTTAGAATTGAAGATAGCAATAGAAACCGCCTTGAAAAATAAGGTTAAGAAATAAATAAAAAGCCCTACGCTCAAATTTTGGTCGAGGAGAGCGTAAGGCGAATCGTATAAGAAAAATTGCCAATCTGGCAAGTCTTTTCTTGTACCCATTTTATCAGAAAATGAGGTAAAAAACAAATGGCATCGTATCGAAAAAGAGAGAACGGACTGTGGGAATACCGTATTTCCTACAAAACCATAGATGGAAAATATAGACGGAAAGAGAAAGGTGGTTTTAAAACCAAGAAGCTTGCTCAAGCAGCAGCGTTAGATGTCGAGAAGAAATTGACCCAAAACATTCTGACTGACGGAGAAGTGACTCTGTATGACTTTGTCAAGAATTGGTCAGAGGTCTATAAGCGTCCATATGTCAAAGATAAGACTTGGGAAACTTATACAAAGAATTTCAGGCACGTTAAGAATTACTTCCAAGAGATGAAGGTCAAAGATATTACACCGCTTTACTATCAGAAAAAGTTGAATGAGTTTGGAGAGAAATACGCTCAAGAAACTCTTGAAAAATTCCACTACCAAATAAAGGGGGCTATGAAAGTAGCTGTTAGAGAAGAAGTCATTCGTTTTAACTTTGCTGATGATGCGAAGGTGAAATCTCAAATTGCAATTAGAGATGAAGAGGATGACTTTTTGGAAGAACATGAACTCAAGGCTCTCCTAGCCCTCACAAGAGAGAAAGTCAGGTATGTAACCTATTTCACTCTCTACCTTCTTGCAGTCACAGGATTGCGTTTTTCTGAGGTAATGGGTCTAACCTGGAATGATGTCGACTTTGAAAATGGCATACTAGATATCAATAAAGCGTTTGATTACTCAAACACTCAAGATTTTTGTGCGTTGAAGAATGATCCGTCAGAAAGAAAAGTTCCGATTGACTCAAAGACAATAGAGGTTCTTAGAGAATATCGGAAAAATCATTGGCAAGCTAACATCAAAAATAGGATATGTTTCGGTGTATCTAATTCTTCATGTAATAAGATAATTAAAAAGATTGTAGGCAGGCCTGTCAGAAACCATAGTCTAAGGCACACATACGCATCATTCTTAATATTGAATGGGGTTGATATTGTTACCATATCCAAGCTTCTTGGTCACGAAAGTCCAGATATTACTCTGAAAGTTTATACACACCAAATGGAAGCACTGGCTGAGAGAAATTTTGAAAAAATCAAAAATATTTTTTTAGTCGCATAA